AAACAAAGAGTTCATAACCTTGAAATGTAATTCATTATCCAAGGGTGGTGACCAATATTGTTGTACCACATTTACCAAATCAATTGCCTCACCGTTCTTTGACAACTCTTTGTTAATTACATACTGACTATAACCTTCATCACCTTTAAATTGTGATGACCGACTATAGATGTCATTAACGTGTGTGAATGGTGTAGGTTTTTTAGTCATTGAACATTTCTTGTTTAGGTAGTGCAACCCAGAGAACTAAATATAATATAAAAAGTTCCAGTTGGAAAGGGCCGATTGCAAGCCCGACTGCATAGATGACGCGGAGAGCCTTGGTGTCGATACCAAAGTATCTGGCAACCCCACCAATAACTCCCCCCACCATCTTATCATACGATAATTTTTCTAGTTTCATTGTCATCAGCTGGTTCTTCCTCTCGTTCTTTCATCGGCAAAAACTCCTTGTTAATCCAACCACAAGCGTTACAGGAAAATACCTGCATAGGAATGATTGCTTCCTGACCTGTAGGAGATAGGATTGCCGACAAACGTTTCATCAACATAACTGGAAGAAATGTATAGTTACCACAACTATCACAAGTAATATCATCAGCAGATGACAGGTCTACGTTGACCGTGGTTTGTTGCGGACTACTCATTGCTCTGTTTTGTTTGTTTGTTCTACGTGACATAACTTGTTCCTTATAGTTTAATGATTTTGTATGCACAGGCAGCAAAGTTTATTTCTTTGTCCACCACGAATGCATCTTTATGTTGTGCTTCAGCAAGTTCCAAGATAATCATTGGTTGTTTATCTTCGGGAAACTCTTCAATGTTTTCATACAAATATGTAAATATATCAGAATAATCTGTTATGGAATTTGTGTGAAGTAATTCTCTTATTTCTTTGAACCGTTCAATTGGATTTAACTTTTGTAAAAGCAATTCCAAGACTTTTAGTTTTACATCTGACCCGACTAGTTGTTGTGTGTCAATAGTAAGTTCACCGTTCTTGGAAAACAACTGAGCGGTATTAATAATCTTACGGATGTCTGGATAATAAGTAACCACGAGCTGCTTAATATCTTCTGGTGAAAACGCTACACTTTCCTCCTTAAGAATATTTGCAAGATGGATAGCAACATCTTTCTGAGAAGGGGGAACAAGACTGAAAGATTGGCAACGACTTATGATAGGGTCAATAATTCTTTCTTGAAAGTTACAAGTCAAGATAAACCTTGCGTGTTTACTAAATGTTTCCATCAAGTTACGAAGAGCAGCTTGACCATTTGGTGTAATGTAATCGGCCTCATCCAAGATAACAATCTTGAGAGACTTAAATCCCATCGTTGTAACGAAACCTTTAATCTTATTACGAATGGTATCAATACTATTTTCATCGGAAGCATTAATAAACAAACTATCACATTCAATGTTGTTGACCAAGAGTTTGGCAAGAGTTGTCTTACCTGTTCCTGCTCTACCTGCGAGAAGTAGATGTGGAATGTCTTGACTGTCAATCAAACTTTGAATCTTATTTTTGATTTGTTCATTACCAACATATGTGTCTAAATTTTGTGGCCTATACTTCTCACACCATAGTGAATTTTCTACCTGCATATTGTCTCCATAAGAATGTGACACACCTCGTAGGGGTCACAGTTAGCGGCGGGTCTACGGTCCTCAAGGTATCCACGACCAGAATTGGCAGTATCCATTGGGATACGGATAGAAGCACCGCGGTCGCTTACTCCCCACCTGAACTCATTAATACTACAAGTTTCGTGGAGTCCTGTCAACCTTGCTTCGTTACCGTGACCATAGACAGCGATGTGGTCCTTGTGTCGGTCACCAAGTCTGACACAGGCTTCTTCAATGTAAGATAACCCACCCCAAGTTTCTCTCATTGACTTGGTGGAGAAGTTAACGTGACACCCAGCACCGTTCCAATCACCACGGACAGGCTTGGGGTCTAGTGATACATTAATACCATGTTTCTCACCCAAGAGATAAAGAAGGAATCGTGCGACAATAAGGTCGTCGGACATCTTGAGTGGGTCACCTGCACCAATTTGGAATTCCCACTGACCGGGCATAACTTCGGCGTTAATACCTGAGAGTTGGATACCATAGTTTAGGCAAGAATACATATGTTCTAGGACAAGACCACGGCCGAAGACTTCATCGGCACCGACACCACAATAGAACGGACCTTGTGGTGGTGGGTAACCTCCGTCAGGCCAACCAAGTGGGCGTTGTCCTTGGAAGAATGTATACTCTTGTTCAAGACCTACCAATACATCTTCCTTGGCTAGCTCATCCTGTAGTTCTGCTAAAGCACGACGGGTGTTGGTTGAGTGAACCGAACCATCGGCGTTACGAACCTCACAAAGAACGAGAGGAATGTGGTCGTATTGGTGATTGTATACTCTGACGGGAACCAACTTACAATCAGAGAAGTTACCTTCTGCTTGACCTGTAGAACTGCCGTCAAACCCCCAATCAGGCATATCATCCAAAGAAACATTGGTTCTGTCTTCAACATCTACAATCTTAATCTTTGACCTCAGCCTCTTTGTTGGACGGGCACCATCAATCCAAATATACTCCACTGGTATTTTCATTTTATTCTCCTAGTTTTTTAAAAATATAATTTCCACTACCAACGTGCATTATCTGTGTATACCCAAAGTCCTGTAAGGCATCCAAACCAGTATATGGTTTTCTAAGTTCTTTGTGTAAGACCTCAATAAATACAGTTGGATTGTTGTTTAGTAATGTTTGTTCTGCTCCCTGTATAGTATTAACTTCGTGACCCTCCACATCCATTTTTATAAAATCAACATCTGTAATATTAAAACTATCTAATGTGGTGGTTTCTATGTCAATGAACTGCTGTTTATGTTTGGTATTCTTTGATTTAACTTTCCACTCTAATGTAGAACTTCCAGAATTAAAATCCAATTCCTTCATTACCTTTACATCATTTTTATCTGAAAGTGCAATCTGGTGAATGGAAACATTATTATAAGAATCTAAGTTCTTCTTATAACATTCTATATGTTTTGAAAGGGGTTCAAAGGCATATACTCTATCAAATATTCTAGCCATCCGTAGACTCCAGATACCAACATGGGCACCAATGTCTAACGCAATACGAGTAGAATGTATGTGTTGTACAACTAAGTTCCAATGTTTAATTTCATAATTAGATGACCAGTTCTGCCATTGTTCATTATCTGGTATCCAAAGTTTTCTATCTCTAGCTAGTTTCATTAGTCACCTATGTATTCATATCCTTTTTTAGTAAATCTAATATTTTTATGTTGTCGTAAAGCATTTCTATAACTTGACCACTTAATTCTCATTCCCCAATTAAGATGGTTTATAATATCCTCTTTTGTGGCGAACCTTTTCTTCTTAATAAAGTTTACAATTTCTTCTAGGGTTTCTGTCTGACCAACCGCTCTAAGATCAAACACATTGTCCCACCCATCAAACCATTCGGCCACTCTGTTACCCCACAACATATTATTTGCAATATCTGTGGTGTCATAATCAATTGGGTTGTCTAACATATTTTCAAACTTAAGTAAGAAATCAACATCACCACTATAAAAATAAGGATAGTCGTGTGGGACCATTTCTGGATAGCAAAGTTTGTTTGGTAATAGATACGGCACACCAACAGACAACCCATCAGTAGTAGATAAACTCCAAGCAGAATATTCTTGGAAAGCACCCACACCAAACTTAACGGTTTGCATAAATTCCATGTAGGATTCTTTATCTTTGAAATCAACAGCTTTGTTCCACGGTCTATCTATTTCTGTAAGAGTAGTATAGACCACAAAGTCTTGGCGAGTTTCCCATAGTTTATCCATCTGTTTAACAAACCAATTCCATCCTGTATAACCAGCGGACCTATGATTAAAAACTACGGTCTTATCACGATAAGAATCTTTATCTCTTGGAGTCACACGATCAACACCAAGATAATGTGGTTGAATAATATTTTCTAATTTTCTAAGAATAGTACGATTGTAGTCATTTGCTGCCTCACTAATAACCTTACGTTTCAACCACGTACTGTTGACACCACACTGATCCATTTCAAGAATACCTGAAATGTTTTCACGAAACATGGTCTTGTCATACTTTGCATTTTCGGGAACTTCAAACCAATGGGAATATCCAATAATCTTAGGAGTTATGTTTGTGTTATTGAACACAGCATTAGCTATTAAGTTTGTGTGTTCTGGTAGATGGGAATAGATTATGTCAAAATCTTTACGTTTCCAATCCACAATATCAAGAAATTTGAAAACATCAAAGTGAGTTCTCATTGTATTTGGATATGTAGGCAACTCATAGATTATTTGTTCTACGTTTGGCTGACCTTCCAAACTATGAATTGTTGACGGAGTAATTAAAGTATAGTTAATTTTAAATCTGGTGTCTAAATAATCTATTACTGGTTTAATTACTTGTACGAAACTATCTGCTTCAAGATTTTGTTGATAGGTATAGTTTCCATAGATAAGCATTTGATAATCAAACTGATCAAACTCATATGGATCTTTTGTAAAATTATTAATATTCATCTACCAACATCTCCAATATATGTTTGTTTAGCTTCATCCCATGTCATATCAATCATCTTGTTATAGAATAGGATTTCATTGTTCAGTCGGTTTTCTGTGTGGAGTTTTTCGTAACGCTTGATAGCTTTCGGCTTCCACCAACCAACTACTGAATCTACATCATTTTCTAATTTTGTCAATGGGACAAGTTGTTCTTTTGTGATCTCACCACGCAGAAATTCTCTGGTGTTTTCAAATCGTGGAGCAAAATATACACCCCGTTCAAATCCATGCTTGTACTGTGACTCTTTGATACCAGCAAGTTTAAAAATCTTGGAAATTGTCTTTTGTTTTACACCAGTAGGCGGACCAGACTTTTGTTGTTTACCATTAATTTCACGTTCATACCACTCTGGTTCTTCTTTTTTTACAATCTGGTGCCATTCTGAATAAATCTCATCGTCGGGCTTAATACTAATTGAGCCTTTACTCTTACCCAACTTCTTCCAGAACGGAATACTGTTGTACATACTTGCTGACCCGTACAATGAAGTCGTGGTCAGTCCAGCCAATACATTGTCGTATAGCTTCTCCCAAGCATCAGCAACCAGTTGTGTGGTCAACATTGAAGCGACCAACTTACCACCAAGAAAGTTGTAACCGAAGGGCTGGGTAGCCATGATACAAGTACCAATGGATGTGTTGTTAAGTTTACCACCCAACTTTACATCTTTGTCCCAACCAATGTAATCGTCACGACAAGAAATTGAAATGACATCACTACCAAGTGACACCGCTCCAAGATACTTTTGTGTTACATCATCATAGACCAAGAATCTAAGAAACCTGCCTGGGTTCTGGTCAAACTGCATGGTGTGTGAGAACACCCTGAGCATCAACCAATCCTGCAAGTCTTCCTTGGATTCAGCATACCGAATCCTTGGTTGCATATCACTGATTTCTTGTACAGTTTGTTCACGATTGTTGATGTCAGTTGGAGTCCAGATTTTAGCCTTGACTATTCTGGAACTGTCAACTGTCTTGGCATACTTACCCTTAATCTCCTTATACTTTTTGTACAAGGTTTGTTCTTGGACAGGCATTGCCTTCAACATATCCATGTTTTCTTTTAGACGACGACTAGCATCATCCAAAGAAGTTTCTTGAACTTCAAAGAAATCAGAAAATGACATATTAATCTACGGTTTCAATCTTGACCAAGTAGTAGGTTGACCACATATTGTCTACTGAAAACTTGGCGAGAGCAAGTCCGTTAGAAGAAACATGAAGAACACCATTCTTGGCATCCTTATTAGCGACAAGAATATCCTTGAAGTAGGAAGCAGAGAAACTGATTGGTCTGAAGTCTGGACCAACGGTTGCGTTGGTAGCCATCCTGACACGGTTTGTGTTCAGAGACGAGAAACCAAGAACGACGAACACCTTACCATTTTCCTGAACCAAGGTAAAGGTATCTACTTCTGGTAGAGCAGACTTGGCCTTGATGAATGTGGAGATAAATGTATCGTCCAAGTCTATAGAGATTTCAAACTCAGGAAGAGACTTAAGTTCTGGTACCTGTGGAATGATTGCTGGGTCAGACAGAACAAATGTAGCGGTATTGTTTGAATCCTGAAAATCAACAGCGGTAAATCTACCCTGTCCATTCCTGACATCAACTGTGATTCGTTCACCCAACACATTAATCATGGAACGAAGACGAGCGGTTTCGTAAACGGCATACTCACCAGTGGGGAGGCCCATGTCGGTGGCCTCAACCTCACAGAGTACGCTCTTATCATCAGAGATAGCTCTAGTGGTTAGTTTATTGTCCTGCGATGTAAACAATACACTCTCACAAGCACCACCCAAATTGTACTTATCCAAATACCTTTGGAATACTGACTTCTCAATCATATAATAACCTCATTGTTTAATGTTTACCTATTAATATAACACAATTTAGGGTCTAGGTCAACCCCTGAATTGTAACTAAAACGAGAAGAACTGAGCGGCACTCTTATTAATATCCATTGGCAACTCACCCCACCCAAGTGCATTATAGAAATCTTTCATCTTTTTACGCATTTCTGCATCAAATAGTTTACGATGGTCACAATACTCTTCCAAGTATTTCATTACCTGTGGTGGGTCATCGTAATCCTTGAACGCAAGAGATTCTATTTTGTATGGATTATCTCGCAACAAACAATACTTTACCTTTTCACCATCACTGATAGGAGGATAATCTTTATCAATACCCATTCGTTTTAGAAGATTATTGTAATTAATTGCAGACTTCACGTGCATTGGACAACCGTTCTTGTATGTACCATCTTTATTGTCATACTTAGTAATATTCTTGACCGCTGAGTTTCTAGCCACTTCGGTTGGTTGGGCTTCTTTCATTCTGTCATAGAAATCCATGAAGCCATCATCAATCTGATCCTTGTCTAGTCCTTTCAATACATCAAGAATAAATGACCTCATGTATATCTTGAAATATTGTGGGAAGGTTGACCGGATAATGTCAAGTCCTTTGACGCCTAGCTTAGGTTCAATTTCCATATCCTTTTCCAAGTCATATGTCTTGAGCATTGCGTATCGTTTCTTAGCAATCCAGATACCAGAACTTGCAATGACCTCACCTTTTATGTAAAGTTTATGATCTTTACAATTGAAATAATCCAGAGACATACTATCATAATAAGCATTAAGTCGTCTCTCAATAAATCTAGCAAGTTTAATCGTGTTTTCTTGAATGTCACCATTGAATTTGTGTTGTAGGGGAACAGATGAAAAGTAAAGAGAATCGGTATCAATGTAGACACACCAATCCTTTTCACTTGCTACTGTATTTTCTTTGTATTGATCCAGTGCAATCTGATGTCTCTTAACTTCGTCTGGTGGTCGTGGTGTTGCACCAAGTTCTTCAAACAAATCATTAACAAATACCTCTGAATTTTTAATTACATCCTGACCGACAGCTGTAACAGCAAGAGCGTTATCAAGGTCAAAAAATCTGAAAACTGGAAGACCCAGAACTCCGTATAGTGAGTTAAGGAAAATCTTTTGAATGTGTTGTCGTCTATCATAATAGTCAGCTAACTCCTCATTACCTTCGTTTGCATACTTCTTCATTAAGTCTTTGTATTCTACACGTTCACTGAACCACTTCTCTAGAATAGCTGGAATGACTCCTCGTTTGTCTTGACGATATAGAATACCGTTTGTACTGACCGCAAGGTTTCCGTCCGTTATAAACTCTTTAAACTGCTGGTTGGTAAGTCGTGCGATATCGTCACCAGTTTCAACAACTAGGTTTTCTAGTTCACCTGAAACATATTTCTTGTTGTCCCAATTGGCAACTCTACCCACCTTTGTCTCTGGTGAAATATTGAGTGACATAATGATGCTTGGGTACAGAGATTGTAAGTCAAGAGAGAACAACCAATTATACTTAGCAGGACTTGGAGCCTTGACATATGCACCAGTGAATCCTTCACCATCTCTCTCATCCATTAACTTCCTACCTTCAGGGTCACGGTCAGTCACAATCATACCCTTTCTGTGTAGATAGGTTACGATTGTTCCCTCCAAGAAGCGTGATGAATATCCATAGTCTTCGTATGGAACATGACCGATATGACAGATACCTCTGACTAGCTCAATCAGTTTCATCTTTTTTTCAAGTTCTACAATGATTTCAACATCTCGTAAGTTATATTCAATAAACTTATCAATGTCACTTTCAAAGAGGTCATCAAGCGTACCGTCGTATTCAATCTTACCCATACCCACTTCAATGGCACCGACCGTATCAAGACGATAGTTGGCTAGCTCTGTGTATGTAAACTTCTTATACAAGTCAAGATAATCTAGGCTAGAAATACCAGCAATCTGATACTTCATTCTGTAGTTTGAATACTTTACCTTTTGAATAGAGGACATTCTTAGTGCATGATTGTATCCAAGAACGTGCTGCATTCTACGATACAGATATGGAACATCAAAGTGGTCACTGTTCCATCCGGTAATGATTGTTGGGTTGATACCTTCCCACAAGTCTAGGAAGTCATACAGCAAATCAAACTCTGTTGTATAAAATTTAACCTGTGTATTTTTCTTTGAATGGTTTTCTTTTTGACCAGACTTGTCCAAGACCAGCACATGATACTCATCAACAATCTGGTCATACAATGCGATAGATGTAATCTCATTGTTTGCTGTTTCAACATTCGGAAGTTCCGGTTTCATTGAAACCTCAATGTCAAAGACTACTAGTCTATGACCATCGGAGGGTTCATCGCTATCTAGATAAACATCGGTCAACACCCGCGTTTCAATGGGAAGGTCACTTTCAAAGATGTCTGGGTCAGACTTTTGAAATCGTCTTGTTTTTGAACATTTCTCACCATTGAAACACAGGTGTTGACCACGGGGATTTTTACGATATGCGTATTGATATTCTTTAGCAGGGAACACATAATAACCCTTACGATCATCCCAGATGTGGACATAATCGTCTGCGAGATAGATATTCTGATAAATACTGATACCCTCTTACTTGTTGTTTTGATTTATCCTTGCTTGATTTTCATAATAAATCATCTTTTTTAGATGAACGTCTCTTTCTACATTAAATTTACGAAGAGCTTCATCATGTGTCAAGTTCTTATTTTCTGGCATACTAATCCATGTGTGCCACGGCAAAAATTCGTGGTAAGTTGACATACCTATTCTCCTGTGC